ATTCACAAGACCGCCAATACTAGTAAAATCATATTCTCCAGAATAAACTCCCGTAAGGGCTAGTTCATTAGTTCCTGAAGTATTCCACTCAATTGTCATAGCTGCAGCAGGTGCAGTTGCCGAAACGTTAAACCATGCACGATTAATGTCTAATCGTGTAACAGCCTTTCCGTTAAGACCACTTGCATTAAAAGCTGATACGGCGAAAGTATAATTCTCAGCCGTTGTTGATGCGATTGTCGCTGTATAAGAAACGATGGCTTTTCTCTCTCCATCAAATTGTATATTTGCTGATTCCGTCATTTTATTTCCCCTTGTAAAAGAGTGGGGTCATTACACCCCACTCACGGTTATATTATTTTAAGCGCTAGTTGCTATTGGTGTGGATAGTGTTTCAGCTTTCCACGTTGAATTAGTTCCATCATCGGATACGCAAGTAAGTTTAACTCTTCCATTAACAGCTGTTGTAGCCGCCAAAGTTAAAGTGTCACCTGCAACATCAGATGCTGGATTAGCAGCAGTTCCGGATTCAAGTTGTGCCATCAAGAACCAGTTTGAAACACCTGCTCCTGGTAAAACAAAAATAGCTGTTTTTCCACTCGCTACAGCAGTAGTAACAATAAATTCATATGTTGTTCCTACATTTGCAGTGCTCAATGCTGGCATATTAACTACAATGTCATCAGTTCCATCTATTTCAAATAGTGTTCCTGATTCTTGTACAGTCAACGTATCAGTGACTGCAGCACCAGTATTAAAAGTTGAACTGTCTATTGTCTGACGAAAGTTTGGTCTCGTATCATAGACAGCTTCATTTGTAACTACACCAGTTGATGCGGCTATGGTAATAGATTTAAAACCATTCTCCGACCTAACTGGTCCATTAAAAGTTGTTGTTCCCATTTGTCTACCCTCCTAAATAAGTAGTCGTTTTAAGTCTAACGGGGTTTAGTAAAGAGGGCGAAACTAACTTCGCCCTCCTTTATTTATTTTACGCTGCGCCTGGAGTGCCGAATATTCCACGCCAGTCAGACCAGCCGAAGCTGTATCTTTCTCTCGCTTTATATCTAACGTTTCCAGTATCGAAGTCACCTTCCATTGCAGTTCTAATAGGCGCCCTAGTGAAGTGTTTAAGTCCATTAGGGGCATCAGTTTTAACGTACCATGCATCTGTATCAACTAAGAAATTGTTGATTACATAACCTTCTGGGACCATGCCCAAAGATCTGATTGCATTGATATCATTATCTGCTGTGCCTACGCGTCCTGCAGAGTTCAATAACCTTTCAGCTACAAATTGAAGATTTACCGGAAGAATCATTTTCATGCCTCTTAGAGCAATCTTTAATCCTCTTTCATCCTTCATTTGTGAAATCTGGATAAGTGCCGCTTCCAACGAAGTTTCGTTAAGATCGGCAGCAGTGGTTAATAGATTTGTTTGGGTTCCACTAAGCGTTGGGTGCGACGCAGATAGCAATGCTACCCCGTCACCACCAGCAGTAGATCCACCTGTAGTTGAATTATTCAACACATTGGACCCCTTTACTTGTTTAGTGTTTGCCATTGATCTAGCCAATGCCTTTGTATATCGAGTGCTGATTTTGTCGTAAAGGTTATCCTCTACGGCTTCCTCGGTTAATGCGAAAGCTAAAGCAATAGTCTCGTTGGTATACCTAGCAGTGTAAGTTTCTTGAGCGTCATCGTAGGTTACCCCTTGACCCTCAGGCTTTACACTAGCATTGGCGAAACCACCAAGCATTACTTCTTCTTCGAACGCACGGTCAGAACTTTCTGAATCGAAAATTTCTGCCGTTTGATTTTCGTAACGGTCGTATTCTAACCCGAACAGTGCGTTTAACCCTGGTTCGAGTTCTTTGACCAATTGCATTCTTGAAATTACCATTGTTCAATTCCTCCTATAGGTTAAACTCCCAGACCATTATTGTAATATTGATGCTCATTAATACGAACTATCCAGTTCGCATTATCGGCAGAAATATCACTATTGTCTGGGTCTTCAGAAATTCTGATAATCCTTAACTGACCTGTTACTCCAGCACTTTCAGTAGTGGCGTCCAGTTCAGTTTTAGATTGTCCATTAACGGTGCTACCAACTGTATAAACAATATTGGTATTCCTACCAACACTGCTTTGAGCAATAGTACCATCGGATTGAATTTCGTAAAGTTTATTCGGATCGTCATAGACGAACGCTTCAATACTACCACTTGCTGGAGTAATACTTCCAGCGTAGTAATTTGACCATGTTGGTTTTTTTGTCGTAGGTGCTATATAGAAGCAGCCATTAAATACACCAATTGCAGCCACAGCATCACTGTCTGTGCTTAAAGTGATGTATCCAGTTGCTTCTAGCTTAACTAAGTCACCTTTCATGATGACATCACTTTCGCCACTAGCAATTAGATACTTGGAAGTTCCACCATTTTGGATGTCACTACCTAGTTCACCTACGGGTCTTAAACCAAATGGCGCGTCTAAATTTGCCATGATTTTTCCTCATAGTTAAATTTTTATAACCCACTCCCCATGAGTGTGTTAAAATTGTGTAAATTATGTGGAAAACCTAACTAGGCTTCTTGCCACCAAAACTTACGCGAGACCTACTCTCATTAGAGACAGGCATACTAGGATGTTGGTCCTTGAGGGGATCATTCGCGATTGCATCATCCTTATCTTTAGTCAATTGATTAAAATAAGAATTACGCTCTGCAATGGTTTCCTCAGGAATCCTTGCTAGCATTAAACCTCCTACAGCTATAACACCGTTCCATTTACCTGAATCTATTGTCGGCCATTCCATGTCAGGATATTCGTCAGCTCTGACAAATTCCCAACCTTCCCGTAGTCTAGCGGATACATTTTTTTGATCCGGCTGTCCTATGGTTTCGGCCCTTATCCAGCGGTGTTTAAAACCGGCTGGCGCAGGTGGTGCGTCTAGTTGTGAGGGTGGAGCCCATGGTTTCCTTCGAGATACTTTCTCTCTGGTTTCAGACTCGCGTGATGGTAGTTTATTAATAGTTTTTGTTTTCATAATCATATGCCTACTCCTTCACGTATTTCGCATATTCGCTTAGTGGCACACCTAATTTTTTTGATATAGCTACTTGTGAGGGTGTGAGTCTCACGGTACCTTTGCGCCTTATTGGCCCACCTCTGTTAGCAGAGGCAACCGTTTGAGTAGGCGAAACTTGTTGACCAAATTTATGAGGGAAATTATCCCGCATTCTTTTATCTACTTCACTATAGTACATATCTGACTGCGGGTCAAATCCTTCTTCAACTAGATTACGATGAATTGAGAAAGAAGTCAAGGTCATTGGTTCATCTTTACCAAACCACTCATTCTTCTCAGCCCACGATTCAGCCTTAGGATCAGGCTGGGGAGGAGGCATTTGAGGGGGCACATACTGTTGTTGATACTGCTGTGGCTCTCTATCAACCTCTTCTTCTCGTTGTTTTTTAAGTCTTTCCTTCTTTTCCTGGGTTGTTCTCACTCGTTCTGCTTCCACAGATAAACGGGCTAAATGCTGATTAGCTTCTACTTGTTTATCTACATCGCCGCTTTCAACAGCCTGTTTCAACTGTTTTTTAACGGTGTCGAGTTCAGCTGTCACCCTGTTTTCATATTGATTTACATACCCATCATCAAGTGATTGGGCTTTGTGCTGTAAACTCTTATTTTCGTGATAAACATTTCGTGCGTACTCCGTGGCTGCTTGCTCACGTCTTTCCGCTTCACGAACTTTTTTTGTTAGTTTATCAATACGGGACTGTACTTTTTTCCCGTAGTCTTCCATTTCTCCTTCAGACGCTGTTTCTTTCTTTTTAGGTTTTTCTTCAAGAACAACGTCAGTTGACTCATCTTTATTAATGACTTTTTCTTTTGAATCATCAAGTTGAACGTCTATTGATTCTCCCTCAGAGGGAAGATCAACCATTTTAGCGTCCGCTTCAGATTGTGGCTCTACTTTAGTCTTAGCTTGTGCAGGCATAATTTACTCCTGTTATGTTTTAAATTGCAAGATATCCTCCGGGTCCTTTACCACGGCGATTATCTCGTCATCATTAAGTATTCTCACTTCACCACCTTCTATCCCAAAACGGGATCCGGCGTAACGACCGAATATAATCCAGTCACCTTTTTTACACCAGGGTCCGTTTGGAAATCTCTCTTTGTCTCTATATGAATCAGGTCCAACTTTCAAGACTAACGCTGTTACTGTTGTAAAGCCCCGCTCCTCGATTGTCGTGTCGGACAATATTATTCCACCCTTAGTCTTTCCTTGTCCCTTGTATGGAAGAACTAGTATTCTCCATCCTGTAGGGTCAGGTAATCTGTCTAAAATTTTATCTGTTGGTAGATGCTTAATCTCGTTAAGGGCCTCTTCTTGTATTTTTTTAACAAACCTGTTTTCCTTCTCTTCAGCCACTCTATTGTTTTCATCTGCTTCCACGGATAAATCTTTTTCCTCTAAAGCAAATCTACGTTTAGGTATATTAGTCATCTTTCTCCTCATTCTGCAGGTCTTGTATTTCCTGTTCTATTATCATATAAGCTTTGTGTTCACCGACGGCTTTCATGTATTCATCAAAGCTCGGCAAACCTGCCGCTATCACTGCCTTTAAATCTTCTTTGCGCGCCCTAATCTTTTTCAAGATCAGATAAATCGCGTTATCATCTCTCATTAATTATTCTTTTACAGTATTAATAGACCGTTGTATATTGTTTTTTTCCTGGCAGCATCATGTTAAATCCACGCGGCTTGATTACCTTTCCCCCTTTAGCCTTATGGGGACGTGGTTTGCTTCCATGTTCTTTCGTCCATTTTTCAGCTATTTCAGGCTCATTGGCCCATAAATATTTTCTTTGTTTTTCTGATTTAAAAGGCATTATTTTTTCTTATAATCAGGGAAAAAGACTTTTTCTCCCTTATTCTTACCAAACCTTTTTTTATATCCCTTATAAATTGTTTTTGGTTCATCTCTAAATCCCATTAATTCTTCTTTACCTTTTTTAGTCTTAGTTGGTTTATAGAGCACTTTTCGTTTAACTTTTCCTTTAGCTATTTTTAATGCTTTTCCAAAACCTCTAAGTGCTTTTCCTACTGCCCCTGACATTATTTAGCTATTCCTTTGGCCTTCTCGAAACTTCTGAGCCCGGCCACGCCGAGCATTGATGTCACAATCGCCAGCAATGGTCCAGTTTGAATCTCCGGA